GTACTGACCAACATAATCAGACTTGACCTTGGAATTAACATTCTCACATAGAGCAACCAACGTAATGTTAGACCTATTATACCCCCAAGCCTTGAGTAATGTCAACAACCAGGCCCAGTTCCCACCTCTAATAATCCCCGCCTCGACGAGTACTAACCTACTATATGGTCTAATCTCTGCACTCTGCATGACCATCTTGCTAATATAATCATCACTCTCCTCATCGGGATATGGGACGTCAACAGGAATAATAGGAATTATTTCACCATCACGAGACCATGAATGAGCCAAATGCATTGCAACTGTTGCAGAATAATCTGGCGAAACCATTAATACTGCGGTGTCTGCTGGATTAAATTGACTGCTATCAACAATTGTTAACAATTTATTAATTAATTCCCACTCTTTATCTCGGGAAATAAAATGCAATGGCCTTCTATTCATATTAATTATCTTCTTGTTCTATGATAATTGCATCAGACTTCAAGACAATATTCTTATATCCATCGGGCTCACGACTCCAATAATAATTCTCCTCAACCCCAATCAATGGAACTGTCTGATTAATTATGTCACGATACCACATCTGACGATCTTTACAATTAATTATTTGTAATACTTTCATGATTCTAATGCCACCCTACGCCATTCATCATTAACTTTAATCCATAAACGATCATCACGACCGACAGCCATATCGACTTTATTGGTAATGGCGTTCTGTGGATTAATATAATAGATTGATCCAGTTCCCTTTGGAGCCAAGTCCATAGGAACATTTGCATCACCATAAGAACCAGTCAACTGAACCGTCATAGCAAGGTCAGGTGGTGCGAGGGCTTTATCCACAGGTTGAGGGACATCTACAACTGAACTGTTTGCCAATGCACTATGACCCGCGGCTCCAGCAACAAAAGCAGAGAACAATCCTAGTCCTCTAATAAAACCACGCCTATTGTTTACAGTCTCCATGCAAACCACTCCTTAACCTTAGTCCAGAAAGTAACCTTACGAGTCAATACAATAGACCCATCTGGTCTTACATCCCACTTCAACACATCACCTTCCTTCCAATGTAACTCTTGTAACAAGTCATCGGGAAATGGTAATATCAAATCATCTCCATCCTTCTGGATGTATGCTCTCCACGTCTTCATTTGTTGTCCCTGTAGTATTTAAACAATTTTACAATGTACGATGCCTCGACAGGACATTGATTGCAATCAGGCAATGGCTTTCCCCACCACAACTCTAACTCCATCAATAGCTTATCATAGTCCATCAGATGAATCCCAACCTACGTCTTGGAGCCTTAGGTGCCTCTGTCTGCTTATGAAAGACATCAGCAATACTCCATTTATCTTTAACGCCATCCAATTGTACATCAACCTTGTTGGCCAAGGCAACAGCCTGGTCCTGTGTCAATGTCTCAAAGTTGAGAATGTCAAAGCAACGTCCTGGTCTGATCAAAGCTGGATCAACATCCTTAACAGATGGTAGGTTAGTAGAGAAGATCATCTTCTTGTTCTTTGTTGTCACAAGACCGTCACCAACATTCAAGAACTTATGCATGAAGTCATTACCATCTGTCCTGGCTCCTAAGAAGTTATCAGCATCCTCTACAATCAATACATTACGATTGCCCTCAATGAACTGAGCAAACAAGTAGTCTTTGGACAGAATGTTAGTATCATATGTAACGATTGCACTGATCTCTGCATGTTGCAATAGTCCACGAATGAATGTAGTCTTACCAGTCCCGGGAGGACCGATCAACAATAGGATAGAGGCTGATGAGTGCATGAACCGGTCATAGTAGTCAGCAAGTGACTCACCTTTGAGAAATGGGTACATCTCCTCAACAGGCGCACGATCATTTCTAACAGGAATCTCGATGCTACTACCATCAGGATTGTACACCCACTCGATCACGTTCTTCACTTCCTCGAACTTATCAACGATCTCCATGTACATAAGGTTAACAAACGTTGCATGTCCATACAACTTAACCACAACAGATGAAGAGCTAATATCATAATCGAGATATGACAATTGCTTATCATCAAGCATTAAACCATTATCACTCTTGACCTGGATGGCTCGAAGCTCGGTCATCATTAAGTATGCGAGCCAGTCACTCTTGTCCGAGATAATGGTAAACTCTTTATGATGAGTCTCTAACTCTCTCTTGTTACGCTCAAATATAATCCCACCAGTAATGTAATCACGAACATCACTGGCACCATAAAACATATCGCTTGCTGATTGTTGTTCCATCTTTAATCTCTTTGTATTTGTTTCCTGTACTTCCCATAACCAACTACGGAAGAATCGTTTAGTCTTGTTAGTCTTACGATTACGCCAACGCTTCTTACGTCTCACGTACCCACCACTCTCCAGTTGATTCTGAACAGTTTGTATAAAATCAATAAAACTATCATTCACCTAACATAATCCTGTAACATACGCTTAGCCTCGGTCACAGACCTACAAACGTCACGATTGATCAATATAAACTTTGGACCATAGATCTTAACAGAACCTTGAACGAAAGGCAACATATAGAATGACTTACCCTTGGTATCAGTTTCCTTTGTACGGATCTTTCCCCAGTTCGATGATAGTCCACCGAACTTTAATGTGTCCTCAAGCTCTTCAGCAATCAAACTACGAGACCAATTCACATTTTGCATAACAGGAATCCATTTTACATTGTAGGATATTAGAAAGGAGCGTCTTCGTATTGTATAGGAACTTCGGTGAGTTGACAACGGGATAGTACATCCCATTCAGGGAATGGCCAATTGTCAATATTATAACGAACGTGGACTCGATCGTTAGAGCTGTGAGCATCCACGATGGCAATACGAAGGTCTTTGGTTATGACCTCCGTACCCATCGGCAAGTACGATAGCTTGCGGCTCATTATTTACGCTTGAATACGCGTGTTACATAGTAGTATGCATTCGCATACGTGATCTCGAGTTCTTTCTCGATTAGACGTGCAATGAAGCCATTGGACTTGTCCTTATTAGCATCGAAGATGAACTGAGCGGCAACCTTCTTGTCGTTGACTTTCGGTTGCTTATTAGGTACAGTCTTGGACTTAGGAGTAATCATAGACTCAAACACTTCATTGAGTGCTTCGTCTTCACGTTCCTTCTCCAACTCTTCCTTACGATTGGCTTGATCAGCTTTGAATTGTTCAAAACCATTCAATACATCAGGAGAAGGATAGTATGGTCCATTAGGATACAATGGATTGTTGTCAGTACCAGGGATGAAATTGGTATTCATAATAAAAGTCCTTTAGATAAGTTAATTGGAACCCCAATTATAACTTAGTTTTGAACATTAGTCAACATAGCTTTTTCGTGGTACTTTTCAAAGAATTTGTACACATCCTCGGCATATGTGACGGTCTTCTTAATAATTGGCTGGAGACCATCCTCGTCCGTAGCAATCATTAGACAGATCTGCGGGCACCACAGGTCATATTGCTCGTACATCATAATGGCATATGCGGTACACTGAAAGAAATAGTTCTGGATCCATTCTTCCTTCTTATACTTCTTAGCAGTCTTGAAATCACCAACGGTACGAATACCATGGATGCGAGCAACTAAGTCACAACGACCAGCAGTCTTTAACTTATCAGAGTACAATGCAATCTCATTACCATAGACCTCATCACAATGCTCATCGAGATAGACTTGGATCTGTTTGAATGTCTCAATGTTGGCTGGCATATGACCTTCGAGATAGTTGTCCTTGTTCAACAAATAGTCTTCTGCTATCTGGTGAACCTTGGTTCCTCTACCCGATGCTTGTGTTGAGATCTTGTTAGCAGCCTCTTGACCAACCTTGGCTCGCCATGCAGCAATCCCTTCCTGGTTCATAGATGAAAGGACTGTCGTCACAGAAGGATAGCGATTACCAGTCGGTGTCTCGTAGTATCGCTTTCCTTGCTCATTGTATCCCATATTCAGCTCAATAGCTTCCAATGGTTTGAGGTCAAAGTACTTCGACCTCGGTGTCATGTTAAACATTCAATCCTCTACCGCCATGATCAATGCTTTCACAAAGTCACTACGCACAATGTCTTGTTGCAAGAAGTTAGTAGTATCAAACCACTCAGGCATCTTTGCTGCAACACCCATGAACCAGTCATAGGAGCTCTTCTCTTTCCTACCATCCAGGTCCGTTTGTTTAGTATCACCACTGACAATCAATCTCGTCCCCTTACCCATACGAGTAAGAACACTATACAACTCATGAGCTGTCATAGATTGAAACTCATCAACGATCACTACAGAGTTCTCCAAAGTGATACCACGAACATATGATGTTGTGATAAACTCTACCATGTTCTTCTTTGTCAAGATGTCCCATGCTGTTCCATTCTCACACAGATCATTGAAGATCTGCTTGTATGGAATAGTATAGACTTCAGACTTCTCTTGAAGTGTACCAGGCAAGTGTCCCATATCTCTAGTAGGAACTGCACTGCGCACCACGACTATCTTCTCTACATCCTTGCTAAACAATGAATTCAACGCAAGATAAGATGCAATAAAGCTCTTTCCTGTTCCAGCTGATCCAACTGCTATCACATTCGCTCCTCTAGCATAGGACTCAATCATATTTGTCTGAGCCCACGTCATTGGTGTGATGTGTCTTACCGTCAAAAGTTCCTTATTATGAATTATTTTACGTTTCCGATCTCGTTTTGGTGTAACAAAGTCTTCGTCATTTGAATAGGCAAGTTTTACGTTCAATGTAATTCTCCTTATTAGAACGTGTTGATAGTAGAACGCGTAAAGCGTTTGTCGTGATGTCCCCTTATCTCTTTTAGTACGTCTCTGAATCCATTATCGGGCTTCATATCAAGACTCGTTACAGTCAATGGAGCACCAATAACACTTATCATGTCAGGATTGTCAGTAAGATACTGATCCTTCTCTGACATTTTCATAAACAGATCGAAGACCTGTTCGGTCTTCGTGTTACGGAATGTGTATGTTGGCATTAGTCTGCGCGTTTAACGTATGTACGTTTCTTGCGAGGCTTCTTTTCTGTTGGTGTGATTACAGCTGCCTTAGGCTTAGGTTCTCTTGTCACTTCAGCGGGAACTGGATGTGGGAATGGCCAGCCATCATTGGGTTTGACGCTTGTCTCGCTAATAACCTCAACAGCCTTGGGTGCTACAACAACTTCCTCAACAGCTGGAGGAGCGGCAACGACTGCTACTTCCTTTTGCTCTTGAGCAGTTGTCTTAACAAACTCAATGGTTGACTCAGGCTTCTTAGGTTCAGCACCAAAGATCGATTTAATTGAACTCCATATACTCATAATTTTCTCCTTAATAATCATCTGATTTAACTAACTTCATGTAATCTTTATTGCGCAAGGCCTTATCCAAGTTACGTAACATCTTCTTATCTTGCATCTTCTTCTGTATCTTGAAATGATGTCGTGAAAGTTCTTCACGTTCATATGAATACGATTCTGACTGCTTACGTTGAGCTTTACTCACTTTACTTCTTACTCCTTCTCTAAAACTAACCCTGGAAAGGCGGAATTGACAAGCTTTGCATTGATTCCTTTATATGGAATCTTCTTGTCCTTAACACTGCAAATAAGTTTAGCATCTTCTGGATCGAGAGCTTCAATAAACTGAACGAACAATGTCTCGCGCTTGAGGGGATGCATATCAGGATGACCACCACCCTTGATAAAGTTATGGAGCTTACGAATCTCTCTATACAGATTACCATGTTGGTCTAGGTGCTCACAGGGTTTGTATGGAGGAGTACCTTGAGGCAACAACCACTCAATACGAGGATCGAGTGCATACTGAAGTATGACCCTCAAAGGTATACAATCATGCTGTTGCAAACATGCTACTCGTTCGTTGGTGGGGAGCTTTGCGGTCTTCGCAAGGATTTCAGATATACTTGTTCTCATTAGAATTCACCGATAGACTCCATGAGGAGCTTCATTTTGTGTTGGATAAAATAGTTAAACATCTTGTCACGCGACTTGTCTGCCTGCGCATCAAACTCTCGCAAGATAGTTTCTTGAAGTGTAGTGGGAGTACACGATAGATCAATTAGCATCGTGTTCCGTTTCCAATTACGTTTGATCTCTTCCGAAAGAGTATCATAGTCTGCCTTAAGCAATTCATCAATTTTAGTCTCACGTAGAGGCTTTTGTCGTTGTCCTTCGATTATACAATTATCAGGAGACAGTACATTAGGTACACCATCACCCCGATCGCCTGCCAGCACAAGATGTTGTAAGAACTTAATTGGATCCGTTGTTGTAATATCTTTCTTACGAACTGGATCAATCTGAGTTACATTACCATATCGTTGAAGCTGTACAAAGTCTTTGTCTCCACTAAGGATTAGGATCTTGTTATCGCTATTTAGCTCAGTTCCATATTTCATACTGATTGAACCGATAACATCATCAGCCTCTGCACCTTCAACCTGAATTACGCGATATGGGAAATGATCCTTGAGCTCTTGCTTGATCATATTGAGGGTGTCAAATAGAGCCGGCCAATCGATGTTAGACTTCTCGCGATCTGCTTTGCGATTGCCTTTGTATGGTGGAAAGTACTCACGACGCCAGTACTTCTTGTCATCACATGCGATAACAAGCTCACCATACTCTTTGCCATACTTGGTTTTGAGTGAACGAATTGTGTTGATGACCATGTGCCTAACAAGGTCTGGCTGGATTGCATCAGTATGCGAACCAACCTGCACCATGATATTGGAAATCATCACCTGAGAAAGGTCTAATAAAATCATAATAATAAAAAGTAGTTATCTTATATAGTACAACCTTAACTCGGGAAAGTCAACATCATAGCTTGATATGGTCTGTACTATTCTTAACTCTTAACGCCTGAGCTAATGAATGCATAAGGATCTGGTGGCAGTCTTCTACTACACCGTAATTAGAACTATTGACGTGGAGGACCACATCAGCCAGGTCTCTGGCGCCACCACCATCAAACCCTACAATAGCAATTGAATGCATCTTGACTTGATTAGCATACTCTAATGCTCGTAAGATGTTGGGAGAGTTACCGCTTGAAGAGATAGCAACCAATACATCAGTATGGTTAGCATTAGAGAACTCTACTTGCTTAGAGAAGATCTGATCGAAACCTAGATCATTACCAATA